GGGATGAAACTTTTTTGATAACAGAACTTGTACTTATTGGACCAAATAGATAAATTTTTGCAGTAAATTTAAGTGTATAAATTATTCTTCTATTTGATGTTAATGAGCCTGTATAACTATCATCATAATCAACACTACCTAAGATAAATGGTATATCTCTTTTTGAATCCATAAACTCTTTGTTTTCATACATTGTAACTGTATAGTCTGGTTGAAAGTATGGAAGTATCTGTTCAATAATTTGTAGACCGTCATCTGAATTAGAAGTAAATACATTTAAATCAATACTCACATTGTATGGTACAGGTGAGAATTGTGTATTTAACTTAGTGGTGTCTCCGCTAGGTTTTACATTACTAATCTTCTGATTTTTATTTAATTTACGAGTCGGGTCATATGAATAACCAACGATATCAAATGACATACGAGGTAGAGTTATTGCCACGCTTGAATCGTCTCCATTTAAATCTGCTTGCTGTTCTAATCTTGTCAAGAATTTTTCTTTAGGTGAATATGACAATGGTACTCTAATATTCTGCAATGGATTTCCGCTAGAGTCCAAACGCCTAATATTAATATTATTAAATATTGTTCCAAATGCAATCACAGTATTGCGAATTTGTTTATGGTAAAAGTGTTGTCCAAACATTAGTAATCGTCAACCTCTCCAAATGGATTTCTTTCGCTGAAATCTAATATATCATCAGTTGTTGATGATGTTGTTGTGCCTGCCTGTTCTTCAAATATCAAACCTTGATCTACTGGTTGTTGTGTTGACATAGAAAATCCTTCATTGATAAGATATTCAATTTTACCAATGTCACTTTCAATCACAAATGAGCCAGTCTCATTTTCTAAACTAAACTGGAAGTTCATTGTGTCAGTAGATAGTGAATCTTCAGTACTATCAATTTCTACAATACCTGTATCAATTCTTTCTGAACTGTACTCAAATTTAGTACAAGATAGTTTATAAACAGGTAACGCACTTTGTTGATAGAAAGGTTGCTCGTGTTCAACAAACTTTATTTCAAAAAATGCATTTGTAGTAGGGAAATAAACTAGATCGCCCTCTTGAGGTCTTCCAGTAACTAAATCACTATTGTTAGAGACTAAAGTTTCCCATCTCAATTTAGAAACAGTAAACTTAATATCATCTCGTAATTCTAAACCAAACTTACTAATGATCTCTTGCTCACCCATATACCCATCGGTATTGTCAACATACATTTCAATAATGTACGAGTCATCAAAAGACGAAGCAGGATCTTCTCCGAAGATAGTATCCTTATTCGCAATTTTTCTAGGTAAGTAATAGACATCCTGACCGTAAATCTTAAGCTGTTCGATTATTAAATCTTCGTATAATCTTTGCTCAGAAGTAGTGCCAGTGTCAAAATAGACATTAGTTGGCATTCAATTATCCTTGTTGCATATGTGGTGGTTCTTCGTAATTACTTCTAATTTCTTGTTCTAGTTTTTCTTGCTCTGCAATTGCAGTAGAAAATAATTCAGGACCATTAAGCGTAACACCACCAAGCATTGCCGTACCTGAAAATTTAGATAAGTTTTGACCCCATTGTTTTTTAATCAATGCAGTTGCATATCTTTTTAAATATATATCGTTATAGATATCAGTAAATGTATCTGGATCTAATTGACGATATACTTCTATAATTAAAAACTCACCAGCTGTAATATCTGTTTTCCAGTCTTGGTCAATATATAATCTATTAGATAGATGATTAAATCTCATAGGTTTCTCTCCTACTAATATGTGGTCAAGAAAGTCTAGATGTTGCATTGTCATCTGATAATGTACAATACTTGTAGATGAAAAATCATATAAATCATTTAATCTCAATTGATATCTAACATCAAATATATTTAAGTTTGCTCTGTCAGATAGTGGAAAGATATTTACAACTGAAATAACAGAATCTGGAACTATAAGAAAGTTCTGACCTTCTTTCCATGCTGTTGTTACACCGTTACTAGTAACTGATTCAGACGCATCCGCAGTCATTCTGGTTACATCATCTGCCGTAACTTGATACTTTAAATACATTCTTTCAACACCATCTACATGGTATTGTGCGAAATACTGAACTGCTTCATCTATTCGGTCATCTACTTGGTCGTCATCAACATTAATGTCAATAACAGGTTTACCAAGAGTTCTTAAACAGTACTCTTTAAATGTTGCTTTTGTGGTTGGTTTTGCCATAATTTTCTTTCCTTATACTACTATTTAGTATTTATCCTAATGCGATAGCCTGTGCAATAGAGAAGTTTTTAGTCGCTACTGAGGAATCAATACTAACTGTTATAGTGTTGCCACTACTACTCGTTTCCACGCCCGTACCCCCAGCAAACAACATTGTTTCACTCGCTAGTTGTATGTTTAAACTTTTTTCATCATCTGCTCTAAAGTTTAAAATCGGATCTGCAGCGTCAACATATGCCTTGACTGATTGTTGCGTTGGCACAAGTGTTGCCGAATTTGACGCCATGTTATCTTCATCAATAAACGCCGTTATGGTTATTGATCCGTCAGATAAACTTCCAAATGTAGATGTACCAGTTGCGGTTACATTTCTAAATCCTGTAATGTCTTTACTAGAGTCAACAATAACTGCCCTACTAGCAGAAACTGTTCCTGTCGTAACATTATCTAATACAGTCAGTTCGGTAGAGTCCATTGTAACTCCACCAATAACTAAAGATGAACCAGATAAATGTAAATCTTTCCAAGGTCTATCTGCTGAACCTAAACTAAATGTATTTGCAGTAGTCGGTACTAGATCAGCAGAAATCTTGTTTGTATCAAGACCACCGCCAGTAAATGACATTTGTTTAGCAATAATATCTTTGAAGTTAAGAAACTCTCTTTTTAACTTGTCTAAAGTATCAACTGACTCTAATGATTTAATTTTATCTTCATCTAGTTTTTTCGATACCTTCATATCAGAAAGTTGTTTTGATACTTTTTCTATAAATGTAAGTTCTTCTGGTGTTTTATCAATAACAATTTCTTCTTCAATTATCGGTTCTTGAATCTTTTCAGGTTCAACTAATAACTTTTTCTGAATAACTTTCTTTTTCTTTTTAGGTGCAGAAAGTGTATCAAATAACTTTTCAACTTCAGCAATCTTAACTTCTTCTTTTTTTATCTTATGTTTAAGTTCTTTCTTTTCAGAAGTGATTGTAGAAAAGAAATTGCCAAGTTCATTTTGAACATTAACTTCTTCTTTTACCTGTGCTTGTTTCTTTGAAATGTTTGTGAAAAGATCAATTTCAGTTTCAGCAACTTTTAGTTTTGCTTCTTGTAGTTGTGTGATTTGTTTTTCGATATCGGCATCAATATCTATTTCTTCGATAATACTAACTTCGCCTGTAATCTTTTTATTGATGTTTGGAACTTTTCCAATAGCATTATTAATCCAATTCTTTTCTCCATCAATATATCTTTGAGTTGTATCATCTGACATAAAGTTACCTAGTTACGCTTGGTGTTACGGTAACCCTTCCTTCGATTCTTCGAGTGACTAAACCTCCTGAATCAGTAGTTGTCAAGTCCCATACATATCGACCTTCAGGTAACCCTGCGGTTACTGTATCAGTCATTGCGATTGAGCAAGTACCATCAGTTGCAACTACAGCAGCAGTTGTGAAAGTAAATGCAGCTGTAGAAAGATGAGTCTTTCTCATTTTACTAGTGATTGTTTTACCTGTTAGGTCAACAACCGTACCAGTTGAATCTTTAACTGTCAATGTTTCTGTAAAATCACAATCTTGGTCGATAGTGATATTTTGTATCGTTGCCATTCTTAGATTCCTATTAGTTTAATAATTTAACTTCGTGTTTCTCTAATATTGCTTTTGCTTTTTCTTCACCAAGTGTTTCTTTTGCTAACTCAAACATCGCCTGTGTTAATTTTTGTGTTGCCTCATACTGTTGCCATATAGCACCATTGTGAAGTCTACTCATACCTGTAATGTTTACCATTGCTGTAGCATTACCGTTTTCATCTGTGCCAATAAGTTTTGCTTTTTGTAAATCATCTTTATTGTATTGTACAAATTTATCAAAGTTAGAATTTATTACACCTCGCATATGTGATAAATCAAATGCTCTAACTAATTGAGCATCTTCGTAAGCATCAAAAGTACTAACTGTCCCTGTACTATTACTAAATAATTCACCATTTCCTTTTATTATTAATTGTGATTGATCTGATTGTCTAAAAGAAGCAATATTATCATCATCAGCCATACCGTGTACAGAAGTACCATTCTTTTTTCGTACATCAACAGCCCAACCTGAGGTAGCGGAAGATGATTCTGCTGTGTTTGATCCAGTAGCAAATGCTTCGTGTTTAAATGCAATAGCACCCCCCGATGTACTTATTATTCTAAGACCGCCATCATTTGCAGCATTTTTTTTAAAAATGGCATAAGTA